AATGCTCAAGCTTTAATCGGATCAATCGAGGACGCCCATCTCCTTACACAGTCACAGGTTGACAACCTGCGGATATGTGGGGGGGAGAAGCTAGTCGAAACGATTGCAACCATCCAACGTGTGGACTCAAATGCTTGGTGTGAGACGCTCAAGATTAAATCCAAAGGGATTCAATCGAGATTGTCCTACATCAAGGATAAGGAGGCCAAATGTCGAATAGTGGCTATTCTTGATTATTGGACACAAACTTGTTTTGAGCCTCTTCACAAAGCGCAGTTTGCGCTTTTGAGGAGCCTTAAACCTGATTGTACCTTTAATCAAGGTAGCTTCCGAAGCAAACTACCTCGTCAAGGGCCATACTACTCTTGTGATCTTAGTTCAGCGACGGATCGGCTCCCTGTAACCCTACAGAGAGCGATCTTAGCTGTTCTAATTTCACCGGAGTACGCGGCTGCATGGTACGAATTGCTGTGTAACCGAGACTTTTTGTTACCAAAGGGAGCGGGCTCCGTACGCTACGGAGCTGGCCAGCCAATGGGAGCATATAGTTCTTGGACTACATTTGCGATTACGCATCATGCGATCGTTCGGCTTAGCGCCAAACGGGCCGGTTATCCTGCGACGTGGGATAAGTATGTCCTCCTAGGCGATGATATCGTTTTGTCAAACGAACAAATCGCAAAGGAGTACATGACGATTCTTGATGAGTTAGGAGTGAAGGTCTCTGAAACGAAGACGCATGTGTCTAACGACACGTACGAATTCGCTAAGAGATGGATTCACTTTGGTGAGGAAATAACCGGTGCCCCCCTCGGTTCTCTCTTCGAGGCCATCCGCTTCATTAAGAAAGATTTATGGAAGGATAAGCTGCCAACGGCAGCCATCCGCCATATCTCCTATTATGAAGTGGCGACCTGGTTTAGAGAAGTCGAGGCACGCTGGTTGTCACGAACACACACCTTGGTTTCCCGGGGCTTGTTGCAGGAGTTCTTCCTGCTTCTTGGGCGAGGAGGTCTGTCAGACCGCCTCTCTCAAAAAGCGTGGAAGTTCTATCTATTACCCTCG